TATTCCTTCACCTCGTCATACCGGACCCCCAGCTTCAGGTACATCCGGCCGATATTCAGCAGGCTCGCATAAGTGGGGACACGCATCACCCAGCGGATATGCCTTCCGCCGGGAAGGCGCAGGGGAAGCGAGATGCCCCCGTCCTGCATTACCCTTTCCGAGAGGATTTCCATTTCAAGGCGCTCCATACGTGTCAGGCTTCTTCAGACGGTTTCGGTTTGCCGGTTTCAGGATCGATGCCGGGGGCGAATATCTTCATCCGCTTGCCGTTCTCATCCTTCATAACCTCGATGTTGAGCTGGACGGAGAGTACGCCCTGGGAGTTCACGCCGCCGCCGAAGTCATTGCCGGTGACTTTCGCCTTGTAAAGGCGGATGGTATGGCCGCTGTCACAGACAATATCCATGACACCCGTCTTCTCCCATTTCTCGGGCGGCTCCCAGTTGCCCTGGTCATCCTTGCTCCCTCCGATTGTATTCACAAGGTTTTCAGCCGACATGTCAATCAGGTTGCCCGTAAAGGCCTTCTTTCCCGGATTGCTCGTGATTGTCGCCACAGGGCCGTCCTTTACCTGGGCGGCGTAGATGTCCACCTGGGTAGCGGCGGTACCCGCAGGGGTGACTCCCTGTTCGTCGAACCAGCCGATTTCAAGGCCGCAGAATTTGACCTGCGACATTCCGAATATTAATTTATCCATGTTTATTCCAAGTTTAAGGGTTAATAAATCGCCGTCTGAGTATTCCCAGCAGAAGGGCGGCGACGGCCGTGCGCCCGATCCATATCTGGAACCACTGGAAGCCGGTAGGTTCATGTACCGTTTCAGGTGGTGGTTTCTCCTTCTCCCTGAAGAGCTCGTTACGGATGCGTATGTTCTCTTCGGTAAGGATGAGTATCTGCCGGGCCAGGCTGTCGCAAGCAGCCGTCACTTCCAGGCTGTCTTCCGATATGCGGGTGACATTCACCGTAGCCTGCCCGCTGCGGCGGCTAAAGCCTGTGCCCACCGGAATCAGTTCCAGCATATCCGTCGGGAATTTCGTCTTCGCCATGCTGGGCGGAACAGGCTGCTGCAGGAGAGCGAACCCGCTTCTGCCCGAGAGGCTGTCTTTTTGGCTGTGCTCGTTCCGCACCAATGGTTCCGGACTTCTGCAGCTCGCCACGGATAGGGCAGTCAGCATAATGCCGGCAAGTAGAAGCCCTCTGAATGGTACGGTTAAGTTCCCGTACTGCCTTGTAGAGTTTAATGTTCTCATTCTGTAAGTCTATTAATGTTCCTGACAGGTTGTCGTACATTTCCTTATAGGCGTCGTTCCGCTCCTTGGCGGCGAGCACCTTGTTGTTCTCCCGATGTCTCAGCCATGCCCAGAGGGAACCGGCAATGCCGCTTGGCACAAGCCATTGGAGAATCTGCATTACCAGGTCTGAATTCATGGCTGGAAATCATTAAGGGTTATCAATCATCAGAGCAGTTCCCATCCCGCTTCCACGTCCGCCGTTACTGCCGGCACTCCGTTTTCCACCTGTGAGATGGCGGCGGCAAAAGCGCACATGGCTACCCGGTCGTTCACATCGGGCACATACGTGTTCGGAACCTGCATCTCCCGGCACACCCGGCTGATATAGCCGGAAGTGTTGTTTTCCACAGGAGGCGCCCAGCGGTTGATGAAGTCCGCTATCGTACGGCAGCCGTTGTTACGGCGGTAGTTCTGCAGTAACTTTATCAGGGCACGATAACCGTAGGCCATCGTACGGAACTGGCAGAAAGACCTGTCACGCGAGGGGCGGATTTCCCCCTGCCACACAGTACGTGACAGGCGGATGTTACCCGGATTATTGTTGCGTAAACCTCGTGCTGCCATCATTCTCCGATTTCTGAGGTTCCGATACTGATGTAAGCATTTCCGTCATACATCAACGTAGTCACTTTGCTTGCCGCACAGGCAACCTTGCCGATGGTCTGGGCATTGGTGCTGGCATTCCTGACGATGAGCAACGAACCGGCCTGGACTTGCGTGTCCAGTTCAAAAGTGGTTGCTGCGGTTTCGGCTGCAATATCTACTATTTGTGGATTGCAGTCATGCACCAGCGACTTACCTTCAGTTTTACGGGTTACAGCGACCGGGAACGGTATCTGTACACAGCGGTCACCTTCTTCTGTATAGGGGGCGAAGAAGTCAAAGCTTCTCCGCGATTTCATATTGATATAGCTCATTGTTCTTTAATTTTTAGGGTTAGGATTTCTTGGTGGTAAACATGGCACCCAGATACTTGCCTGTAATAGGCAATGCGATGCCGCGCATATTGAAGCCCAGGACATCACCACGGTATTCCGGATCATTCAGACGGTAGTACATGTCCTCCATGCTCTTGGCACGACAAACTGCATCACGGTACCATACTGTGGAGGCGATAGCGTCCGTATCGCGGACAGGAGCACCCCATTCCACCTTCTCACCCGTAGTACCGTTGTATTTAGGCACCATGGAAGTGACGTGAATTTTGAAGCCGAACATGGAACCGGTAGAGAAGAACGTCTTGAACATCTCCAGGTCTTGAAGCTGCAAGTCGGTAGCATGGTACGGATGCAGTGCCAGGATACGCCCTTCTTTTGGAACCAGCATCATGTCGAGCTGGGTGGAGAGCGCCAGAACCTTTTCATAGGTCATGGCCACATAACCGGTACCCTGTTTGCTGGCATTGCCGTCGTTGATTTTTATAACCGGGGTAGTTTCACTATCCTTCTTGGGCGCCCAGTTGTAGATGGCCAGCTCGGAAAACTGCATCTGCAGTGACTTCTGGTGTCCGGCGGCCACGCTTCTACGTTTTTCGGCGGATTCTTCGATTTCGATGGCGTTGATATGTACGGTGTTTTCCGTATCGAAACGTTTCATCGGAATCTTGTAGGGTTTGTCACCACGGGCGACTACCGGTATCGGATATACCTCATTGTCGATGAATACTCTGGGGTCGATACCCGCTTCCTGCAGGTTCAGGTACTCGTTATCGGTCCACATGCTGAAATCACGCGAGTCGGAAACGAACGAGGTTTCCGGATAGAACTTCTCGATAATCTCGGGAATCCAGATTTCCTTGTTAAGGCCATCCGCCAGGCAGCCGGTAAGTTGCAACGGAACCAGCGAAAGCCCCATCTGGATGCCGAACATCAGGTTGTGGTCGATGCCGATACTCTGGGCAAACAGGCCTGAGGTGGCGAAATTGAACAGCAATGCTGTGAGCAGTGAAAAGATGAATTTGGTCTTCATTGTCTTTTTATCTTTATGTTTATAAAATGATTATTCCGGGTATTTACCGTAGGCTTCACGGAACTTCTCCCGGTAGAGGTCCCTGTCCTTTTTAAGTTCCTTGAGCATATCCTTCTCCAGGATCTCCTTGAAAGTCATGTCTGCCAGCTGCACGTTTCCTCCGGCCTTTCCACCGGCCTGTACCTGAGAACTGACGGACTGACGTACGGAAATGGAACTGAGGCGTACTTCGGCCTTTGCAAAATCAACGGCAAAGTCCTCCAGCCAGCTGTCACGTCCTTTGGCGTCAATGCGCCCGTCTTTCACTGCCGCGTCCACCAGTGCGACGGCTTTCTGTTTATTGGCTTCCTTCTCCTTCGTCTCAAAGGCCGTCACACGTTCCTGCAATGTCTGTTTTTCGCTCTTGAGCGTGGCGTTCTCGGCCTGCAGGTTGTCACGCAGGGTAATCAAGTCCTGTACGGCTTCCCGGACAGCCTGGTCGGATGCGGAATCCGACAGTTTCAACATCTGTGTCAAATAACTCATATTGTTCTCTCTTTTATGGTTAATACTGAATTCCTTATCCATCAGCCTGACAAGCGCCTGCCTGTCAGACAAGTCTATACGTTTGTTTGTCGCGCGGTCATACATGGCAAGGGCATTGTGGTTGGAACCTATGGGGCAGACAGACATCTCCCGCATGGTCCACCTTGTGGCGGTGGGCCCCGTCTGTCCCGGAAGCTTCAATGCGGGATCATCGCTGACCTCTTCAGGCGGCCAGGAGCCGACACTGGCCATGCGCAGGAAACCGCGCTCCACTTTACCGGCTATTGTACGACCTTTTTCGTCTTCCTCGTCGAATACAACGTCCACGAGAATCCTGCCGTCCTCCACACGCACGTTCTCGCCGCGCCCTATCGGGGTTTCCCAGTCATTATGGTTATAGAGTACCACGGGATTCTTTTTGAATTCTTCCAGGTTGGCCCCCGAAGTCAGCATGCGGAAACCGTAAGTGTTTACGGATTCGTCATGTACGCAGAATGTATATGCTTTGCCCATTGCTTTTCTCATTTTGTTTGCTGCAAAATTCAGGGATAAAAAGAAGGTGTGCAAATCGCCCTGTAACAGTTTCCTACCGAGTGGAAACTGTTTACCTGTAGACGGAAACTGTTGCAGGCGGATTATTTTAATCGGTATGCGCTGCCTAACTTTGTACTGTAATAATCAAGAGAATAAATATGTCCAAGACACTAACGAACCAACAGAAAAAGGACTGGGCGAAGATGCTCTACATGCAGGGAGAACTGCAAAGCAGGCAGATAGCCGAAAAGGTGGGTGTCAGTCCTGTCACCATGAGCAAGTGGAGCAAGGAGGGTAACTGGGAAATGCTGCGGGCGGCCGTCACCACCACGCGGGAGGAACAGATACGCAATCTCTACATGCAGATAGCGGAAATGAACAAGGCCATAGCCGAGCGCGGTGACAAGTATGCCACTTCCGCCGAAGCCGACACCATCAACAAACTCTCCGCCGCCATCGCCAAAATGGAAGGGGACTACGGCATAGCCGATATCATTAGCGTGAGCAAACAGATCCTTTTCTGGCTGCGCAAGCGTGACCCGCAGAAGGCAATCGAACTGAGTTATTATTTTGACGAATTTGTAAAGGAGAAATTAAGGTAACGCCATGGCAAAAAAGAGACTGACAGGAAACAACAGGACACTCTCCGACGACTGGGAAGAAACCCTGAGGCAGATACGTACACAGACCGCCGTAGACTTCACCATGACCGGAGAAGAAAAGGCAAGGAAATTGCGCGAACTGGAAGCGGACCCTGTAGCATGGGCGAAGTTCATGTTTTACAGATATGCCAAATACGAGTTTGCAGGATTCCAGAAGAAAGCCATCAGACGCATCATCGGGCATTCCGACGGGAACTGGTACGAAGTGCTGAGCTGGGCGCGTGAGCTGGCAAAGTCCACCATCGTGATGTTCATCGTGCTGTATCTGGTCATCGTGAGGAAAAACAAGCGGTGCGTCATCATGACCTCGGCGACCAATGACGGCGCAAGGAAGCTGCTGAACCAGTACCGGGCGCAGTTCGAGGCGAACGAGCGGCTGAAATATTTCTACGGCAACCTCATCGGTGACAAATGGACGGAGGACTATTTCACCCTCAGCACCCGCGTGTCGTTCATGGCGATGGGCTGGGGACAGTCACCGCGCGGAGTCAAAATGGACGAGGTACGCCCGGACGTATTGCTCATGGATGACTACGATACCGACGAGGAATGCCGCAATCCGGAGATAGTGAACAACAAATGGAACTGGTTCGAGCAGGCGCTGTTCTTCACCCGCTCCATCAGCGAGGCGCTGCTTACCGTCTGGACGGGGAACGTCATCGCAAAGGACTGCTGCGTCTCACGTGCAGGTAACAAGGCAAGGGAACTGGCAGCAAGGGAGAAGCCTATCGGAAACTGGGATATCATCAATATACGCATGGTGGATATCAATAATCCCGATCCGCAGGCGGATTACCAGTTCGGAACGTCCGTATGGCCGGAAAAGAACACTGAGGAGACGATAGACGAGGTGCTGGCACAGGTGAGCCTCGCCAGCGGGCAGAAGGAGTGTTTCAATAATCCGGTGGTGGAGGGTTCCTACTTCAAGGAGATACGCTGGGGAGAATGCCCGCCCATAGGCAAGCTCAAATATATTGTCAGTTACGGGGACCCGGCACCGAGCAACACCACCGGCAAGAAGGCGAAGAAGAACTCCTTCAAGGCGAATTTTCTCATGGGGCTATACGAGGGAACGCTGTATGTATATACCGGATATCTGCGGCATGTCACCAACGACGAGTTCGTGAACTGGTATTACTATCAGCGGGACTACGTAAGGGAAAGGACGCAGCAGAGGAACTACATAGAGAATAACAAACTGCAGGATCCGTTCTACCAGCAGGTATTCGTTCCTCTTTTCCTTGCAAAAGGGAAGGAAAAAGGACATTACATCAGTATCTCACCCGACGGGCGTGACAAACCCGACAAATTCGTGCGTATAGAAGGGAACCTGGAACCGTTGAACAGGGCGGGAAGGCTCGTTTTCAACATACGGGAGAAGGACAATCCGGACATGCAGCGGCTGGAGGAACAGTTCAGGCTGTTCGACGACGGACTGCCGGCACCGGCAGACGGACCGGATGCCATTGAAGGGGGATATTACATGTGCCAGCAGCTGAACGCCCACATGGAAGCCGGAAGTTACTGGATAGGAAGACGCCCCCATAACAAAAAAAGAATGTGACAAACCATTAAAAATAAAAATATATGGCTTATTTGGAAGTAGAGGAAATGACAACCCACATCTATGAGGAGGATATGGATACCATCAGCCATGGCGATGACGCGGCGATGATGTCGGCCATAGACGCCGCCATAGAGGAGGTACAGGGATATCTTACCAAGTACGATACAGGAAAGATATTCGCCGCCAGGGGAAAGGAACGCAATCCCATATTGCTGCTCTTTGTAAAGGATATAGCCGCCTGGCACTTCTGTAATATCTGTAACGCCGGAGTGGATATTGAAATGCGCGAAAAGCGCTACAATCGTGCCATTGAATGGCTCAAGAACAATCAGAACAGGCAGAACCCGAACCTGCCGGCAGCACCGGAGCAGCCGGGACGGCAAGAGTGCAGGTGCTGCGGGGAAATAGCATTCGGAAGCAACAGGAAACGTGACAACCACTTTTAAACGGAAACTTTATGACAAACAGGAAAAGGAAAGAACGACAGGAAAAACCTGTGTCCAGGAAGGCCGTAACACCGGTATACAATCAGATATTGGTGCAGCCCGTGCACAGGGGAATAAATGACATAGGCACATGGAAAAGTGCGCTCAGGGCGGCTGACATGGGGCTGCGCAGCAAACTGTATGACCTGTATGAGGACATACTCATGGACGGGACTGTGACGGATGCCATCGGCAAACGTATAGAGGCGATAACCGACTGCGATATTAACTTTACGGTAAACAGGAAGGAAGTACCACGGATAACGGAACTCATAGATACTGTGGAGTTCGAGAACCAGCTGAAAGAGATCATGTGGAGCCTTTTCTGGGGAATATCCGTAGACGAATATTCTTTCGTGAACGGGTTCGACTTCAACAGCATACCGCGCAAGCACATACGTCCCAAAGAGAAGCTGATACTGCGGCGCCAGTACGATACGGACGGGATCAGTTACAGCGATGACGGTATGATCATACAGTGGGGAGAGGATAATGACCTTGGGCTCTTGCTGAAAGTGGCTCCCTATGTGATATACAAGCGCGGGGGATTCGGGGACTGGGCACAGTTCGTGGAACTCTTCGGGATGCCGCAGCGCATAGGAAAGTACAACAGCATGGACGAACAAAGCAGGAGGCTTCTCATACAGGCGTTCGAGGAAGCGGGATCGGCACCGTACATTGTCATCCCGAAAGAGAGTGACGTGGAACAGACGACACTCAGCGGAAGCAGCAACGGGGCGCTCTACAACGATTTCCGCAATGCCTGCAACGAGGAGATACTCATAACCGTACTGGGACAGACCATGACCACCAAGGACGGTGCGTCACTCTCGCAGAGCAAGGTACATCTGGAAGTGCAGGAGAAGAAACACCGCAGCGACCGGTGTTTTGTCATACGCATGCTGAACAAATACCTTGTACCGCTGCTTGAAAGCAGGGGATATCCGGTACATGGCGGAAAGTTCTCATTCGTGGACAAGAAGGACGAGCTTACCGTAAGTGACCTGAAAACGCTCTCTACGATGATTCCTATTCCCCGCAGTTACGGCTATGAGAAATACGGCATCCCCGAACCGAAGGACGGGGAGGAAGTGTTCATGGGAGCACCGGCCGATACGGGAAATGATGACCGGCCGGCCAAAGCGGTAAAACCACAGGTCAGGAATGGTACACCCATAGGAACGGTGGAGAATGCCGATGAACGTACGCTTTGGGAAAGGATAAAGTCTTTTTTCGTGGCGGCCCCGCATCCGGGCGGGGCTGGCATAATCCGCATGAGTGATACCTCCCCCCTGGATGAAAGGCTCATCGCTGCCGTATGGAACGGTGAACTGGCTGGTTTCAGCCCGGAGCTTTTCCGGTTCTTTGCCGAAGACTTTTTAAAGGCTGTTCGAACGGCATTTGAAGAAGGACCGAGCAATGCCGATGTGGACGTGGCCTACAAGTTGTCGGATGACCTGTTCCGTATGGCGATGGAGCAGAACCTGTTCCATTTCTCCGCTGCCAAGACGCTGGCGGAAATACAGGAACTGAACAGGCTCTTCCGGGAAAGCGGAAACTTTGGTGAGTTTCACCGCAGGGCAAAGGAAACCATCGAAGTGTTTAACAAGACCTGGCAGAGGACGGAATACGAAACGGCGGTGCTCACGGCCGAAGGTATGTCTACCTACAGGAAATTGCGGACCAGGAAAAAGGTATATCCTTTCTGGGAGTACCTGACGGTGAATGACGGCAGGGTACGTGAGGAACACATGAAGCTTCATGGGGTCATCCTGCCCGAAAATGACCCGCGGTGGAACAAAATATACCCGCCGAACGGTTGGGCCTGCAGGTGCCTCGTGACCGGACGGATGAAGCACCAGGTAAAGGTCGATCTTGAAGAGATGCGCCGGCGTGTGGACGACTTCCTGAAAACGGCCGAATGGAAAAAGGCCGAGGCGCAAGGCTGGGGAGTGAACCGTTGTGACTCGGCACAGGTATTCACAGCCGACCAGATGTACATCCGCAAGTTCCCGCAGCAGGCATCGTCCTATCTGAAGGACATGACCGCCGAACGCTGGAACCTGCCCGGGGTACAGGCCATGAAGAGGGACGCTTCAGGGAATATCCCTGTCAGTGGGCGGAGTGAACAGGAAGTATGGGAAACATACGCCGAAAACGGAAGAATCGTACTGACGGATTATGATGGCCGGAAAGTGGTTGTCGAGAAAAAACAGTTCGACAGCCATACTGCAGGCAAGGGACGGGACAACCGCATAAGATACTGGGATGCCATGCTGGAAACCCTGCACGCCCCGGACGAGGTGTGGCTCAATGATGAGATAAAGCATGACCTGCTTGATACCTATTGCCTGTTGAAATACTACAGGGATGAGGTACTGGCCGTAAACTACCGGATAGAAGGGGAAAAGCTGGTGCTGAAGACCTGGTATGTCATGCAGACACGCACACCGGGAAACCGGAAAGTAAACCTTAAAAAGGAGATATGGGACAAACGCCGCAGGGGGCTGCTGATAAAAAAGCGTCGGAGCGCATCCTCGCGTCCGTCCGAACCGTAAAGGTGGAACGATGCCGTCATTCCTCCGCCCGTTCGGATTGGATGGCCGGTGTTGCACTCCTTCTTGGGGCTGATCCTGCCTGGCGCTGTCGATTCTCAGACCTTGCAAATCCCCCTTGCACCCCCGGGGTGTTGGATGCGTGTTGTCTCCCCGTCAGGACAGGACTTCGATGCAAATATAACCATTTTAAAATGTAAAGCAATGGATTTCAGCAAGGAATTGGAACAAAGGGTGAAAGAAGCCATAGAGGCGGTGCCCGAAGCGGTGGCTTCCACTGCAAAACGGTACTTCCTGGAACGTTTCTCGGAAAAGGCGTTCGACGGGGAACCATGGAAGCCATGGGGTAAAAGATACAAGCCCGGAAGGGGGACACTGCTTGTACAGAGTGGAGCCCTGCGTAAGAGTATCGACGTTGACGAGATCAGCGCCCGCAGGGTGGTCATTACCGCCGGTGGTGACAGGGTGCCTTATGCACGTGCCCATAACGAGGGATTCTCTGGCAGCGTAGTGGTAAGAAGCCATGAACGTGTGTCCAAAAAAGGGAAGCCGTACGTGGTGAAACAGCACACCCGGAAAATGCTGGTACCCCGCCGCCGGTTCATGGGAGAAAGCCATGAATTGGAAACACTCATAAAAAAAGATGTGGAACAACTGTTTAAAAATACAATGGAACGATGAAAAAAGAAATCTTGAAAACAGTAATGGAACGTATTCGTGAAAAAGTGCCGGAATTGCGCTGGGTGGATGCTGACGAAGGGCAGCTGGATTTTCAGGACAGCCGGCCGCCTGTGGCATTCCCATGCTGCCTGGTGGAGCTCAGCTATCCGGGAGCGGAAAACATGTCGGCGGCACATCCCGGAATGCAGCGTGTACAGGTTTCCCTGGAGTTGAAAATCGGCTTTAACGACTGTGCTTCGTTCAATGTGAACAAGCCCTTGCAGGTGCAGGAGACGGCTTTCGCAAGGCTCGATATGGTAGAAGCGCTGCATAGGGCGGTACAGGGATTCAAAATGGAGAACTGCGCCAAGTCATTCAGAAGAGCGCGGTGCAGGCCACAGAAGAGGCCGGACGGGCTCAAAGTCTATGAAGTTGTATATATAGCCGATTTTATAGACAATATATAAGGTTACCATTTCCAGCTGGGAAACATACGGCGGAGCTGGCGGACAGTGGCATGGGTGCTGCAGAGCCATTCGAAGAAGTCGGCGCATTCAAGCCAGGCGTTGTTGATGGTACGCTCGTCGACGAAGAACTCGTTTTCTGCGAGTATGATCATCACGTCGTCAAGACGGCGGCGCATAATCTCGCGCCAGTAGTACAGGCGGGCGGTCATCACGCGGTTACGCAAGCGGATACGCTCGCCGCGACTGGCAGCGCTGCGACGCAACGGAGTGCTTGAAAGCTTGCCGCACCGTTCGTTGAAACCGAGCTTGCCGCATGGAAAAAGTTCTAACTGACTGCCCATATCCTGAAAAATGAATTGTAACCCCTGAATACTCTGAAAACCTGATACAAAGATACGTAGTATGACACATATATGCAACAAAGAACGCCATATCAAATATTACGGCGCTTTCTAAGGCGGGAAAATAAAGCAGCCGTTACAAGATTACTTGCAGCGGCTGCACTTCCTTACAGGGCTTAAACGGCACTGTCTCACTCTGTCTGTTGATAATAACCGCAATACCCGTCCTCATGTATATTCAGGTCTATAAAAGGAATCAGGCAGCATTTGGATATATTGTCTAAACTCATGGTACGATAATAATATTTACAGTTACCGCATCGCCTCGCTTCTTCACGATATTTCATACGTTTAAGCAGTTCGGTTTGGAGCTCAGGGCCCGTCAGTTTGAAATTCTTTTCGTTGTCCATACTTTTTATTTTATCATTTTCTGAAATATATCATCAATCAATCCTTTAATCTCACATACATAGCTTTCCATGCTCCATCCCTCCAATTTGCACACCATCAAGTCAAATTCTATTTCCTGGAGTAACTTTACTTTGAAGTTCTCGCGGGCAAAGGCGTTTACCCTTTGACGTATCTCTCGGCTGATCATCGGGTCTTCTTTGAGCTCTTTGCTCTTGGGGACGGATTCTCTTGCAGGAGGATGGTTGACCGCCATACTGTCGACGGGAACACCCGAAGCTTTTACAAGGATTCTTATTCCACCGTTTAAAATACTTCTCCCGTTCGTATAGAAATCATATCCGGACAGGGGCGAACCGGTGTGCTTGTCAATGGAGAAACCTTCGGGAGGTTTATCATAGAGGCCCCAATTCATGTATTTACTCATGGTTGTACCTTTCTTGTAACTCTTTCAAAACAATCTCTATGCCTTTATCCAGCCCTTTCTTGTAACCGGATATATGCTCACCTATGTTGTAGACCAAACATCCTGCAACAATAAGAACAACTCCTACAGTCCTATGCCAATAGGGCAGGGATACACTGAACGGTGAGAATGTCAGTCGGAAATGACCGATGAATAATACTGATATGATGAATATCGCAAGAAAAAATATTAGGTTTGCTTTCATATAAGTTTTAATATTTCTCAAAATTTGGGATTTGTAAATAGAACGAGTTTCGAGACATGGGAAGCCAACACTTTTGCTCCTCATTGCACGTATTCCAATTATCTTCTCCAAATTCATCATTGCATACTATTTTATCATTTATATTAGCTTTTATTATATCCGAAAATCCCAATGTGTCATCGTGGGCATTCAGTAGTATATATTTCTGCTTTACAATATTTTCGAGCACATCTCCATGATACACATATCCCATTATTCCACGAATGGAAAGGTTTAATAGTAGTATTGGAATAGAACGTGATGATAACTCCCAACATGTCACTATGTGTTGAGATGGAAAATGCTCATATGGAAGAAACTTGCGACAACGCTGCCACCAATCTGCAATAATCATAGAGCCATTGCCGGCGGTCGGTTCGTGAATTGAACCTAATTGCCCTGTGAGTTTGGAACACAAAACTCCAAGAGTATTCGGCGTAAAATCCTGTTTCTTTTGTTTTCGCTCCGATAATTCGTTTTCATACAATTCTTGAAACCAATCATACGACATATCATAACCATTCATTCGCATTAACTCGTGATAGATTATATTGCGCTCTCTAATATCTCCTTCGATAATGCGCATTACTGCATTGGGTAGCTCGTTCAAATCCTCTATCTTGAAAAGACTAAATACTTCTTCTTTTTTCATAATGTATCCCTACTTATTTGTTTGAATAGATTATTGAAACTCACAATGCGCGATTTGCTTTTTCTTAACATTGTAAAATAAACACGTATGGATTTAAAGATATAAGAACGCGGTTCAATTATGGATATACGGCCCTCTGTAATCTTGGTTAGTATATTAAAATAGATTTCATCCCATGATTCATTTATAGTATCTCTGTTAATAGAATAGTTCATTTTACGTATATAGCATTTTGCTTCGTTCTCATATTTGGAAATTTCACTCGCAACGTCTGTCAAATCCCTTGTTTCATAATACCGAAGCATCATCGTAGAGAAAGCAACAGCTTTCCGATAATATTCCTGAGCTTCTCCTATACTAAGTAAACCCCGTTTTCTTTTTTGATTGACTAAATGTATATATTCTGTTCTTGTCATTACCTTTAAAGACTCACCGACATTCAATACAACAGCCCCTTTTACTTCGGTTGGGCATATTCCATGAGAAACTGCATATAATAGTCGGGCAGGCCGTATATAGCGTTGTTCTCTGTTGCGATACAAACTATAACCTTTGCCTGGAATAAGCCGAAGTTCTTTTCCATTTAGATAGCGGACAATACCCTTGCCGTTAATCTCGTAATTAGGAAATCCGGGAATAGAATACCAGCTGTTCTTATTTATAATATTTTCAGACATTATTCTTTTATTTAAACTTATTATTGTGTCTCTACTGTATACAATCTACAGCCGGTTTTTTCTTTTGCCCTTAAAAGGAAACTGGCGGCTTCGTCGCTGTCGACCACCAGCCTGATAGCGGTAAGGCCTTCTGTCTTGGGCTTCTGCAGAAGAAGTGGGCAGGGCTGGCCGTAGTAGTTCCAGTAGAAGATGAATTCGCCCAGATGGAAGTTGTCTATTTGGACGATATAGTTTATCGGGATACGCGGTGTCATATCTCCTGCTTTTTGCCGAAACAGGCTTTCACCTCCCCGTCCGGAACCCATTCCACTGTAACAATGCCTTTTACATGTCCGGTTCCGCCACATTTCGGACAGGGTATCTTTACCCGTTCATGGATGATTTCAGGATTCCAGAACCAGCCGTTACCATGGCAGTAACCACAGGCATACCCTGTATAGTAGCCTATGGTTTCTTTACCGGTACCGAAGTTCGGGGAACTGAGCACCAATATGTCTTTCTTCTCACTCATGCTTCGATATAATAGGTTTGGACAATCATGTGGTTACGGAAGATATGTATCACTGTCCTGCCTTCATCCTGCCGTAGTTCGGTTTCCACAAAGCTGCGGCGGATGTCGCCTTTTCCCATTAACGAACGGATTTCAGCGTCAATGAATGATTTCAGGTTACGGAAATCCTGCTCATTTCCCTTCAGTCCGGTGGCATCCAGCTGGCTGACGGCCAGCTGGAGCTTGAGAAGCCAGAGCGGCTTGTCATTGGGAATACTTGATTTGTAAGTTATCTTTGCCATTATTTTTCCGTTTTGAGGATTATTTTTGTTTTGTTACTTCATACCCCTTTCCTCTGAGATACATTGCTACATATTCATTGTTCCCGACATCTTCAAGGACATCAAAAAGGTAGGCACGTATATACTTGGCTACTGCATCCGCATTTGCGTAATCAATGTTTTGCGAAATAAACTTCGCTTTCTCTGTTCTTCCTAAACCTCTGAAGGCTTCTTCAATTTTGCTCATTTCTTATCTTGTATTACGTTAATTGATTAATTCATATTTCAAAAATCGGGCGAGCGTATTTCTATCCACTTTACAAATTTTAGCGATTTTACGTTGTGATATACCTTCATCAAGCAATCCTTTTATCAAGGTATTTTTCCCATACAATTTATATTTGTCAGGAGAACTCTTTCTGCCTTTAGGACGACCAAGTACTACGCCTTCCAATCTCTTTCTGGCTAATGCTTCCTTAGTCCGCTGACTAATCATGTCACGTTCTATTTCAGCGGCAATCCCGAAAGCAAAAGCAAGAACCTTACTCTGTATATTGTCTCCAAGCTCGTATCCGTCTTTTACTGTATAAACCTTAACCTCATGAAGCATACAAAACTCCAATATTCGCATAATCATGAATAGTTTTCTACCAAGACGGGAAAGCTCGGACGTGATTATTACATCACCCTTTTGCAATTTTTTCATCAGTTTCCCCAGCAAGCGCTTTTCAGGCTCTTTTGTCCCAGATATGCCATCATCTATAATCCAATCATCAACTGACAATCCAAGGGATTCTGCTTTTTTGCATACTCCTAACTTCTGATTATTAGAGTCCTGTTCGTCCGTACTGACTCTTAAATATCCGTATATCATAATACTAATCTATTAATCTTCATACTCCATTCATTATGCACTGATTGATATCCTCAATCCTCCATACCGGTTTGGTATAATATTTCTTTATGTCAAATATATCGCACATAAGACACTTTGGACTTATACGCTTATTCTTTCTAAACCCAGCGCACTTAACCGGATACCCCTGAATATTCTTGCTTATATTCATTTTTTTTCCTGTTAGACGTTATTTAATTTTTCTTCAAATTCGGCAATGATACAATCCGCATCACCGCCATGTACCCAATTCTCCAATACGGAAGAGAGAAGTTCGATTGCTTGCTTTGACTGCCATTCAGCGCCGGCTATGAACGCAAAACCTAAACTTACTATTCTTGTATGATTGGCATTGGGATTTTCTTCGAGCCATTTGTCCCAATATTCTTTCGCTGCTTCTTCTAATGTCTGTTTCATCACTTTATTGTTTTCCAGCCATTCAACCGATAGACCTCACGCCGGGCTTCCTCTTTTGTGAGGAACTGCCCGACTTTGGTCCCGGTGGAACCGGTGGCGTCACGCCGGATACGGTACACCACCCAGTTCCTGCCATGCGGCCGGTATTCGTAATACTCCTCAGGCAGATTGCGCATCGTTCTCTTTTTTGGGCTCCACATAGAAAGTCTCTTCCTGCACGACCTGTACGCCGATCTTCGGGAAAAACTCGGCTACTTCCGGATTGTCCCGGTCAGCCAGCAGCTTGTCTTTTGCCAGCTCGTCCGTTGTACGGATATATTGCGGCAACAATTCCTTGCAGATGTTGGTTACTGCTGCCCAGGTAAAACCTTTCAGGTTCTTCAGCTTTGGTGTACCGGTACGGAAGCCGAATACGCCATGCGCGCTCTCAAGGCTTTTCCGCTTGGAGAATAGTTCTTCCTTGTTTTCTATGGCGTATGCCTGCATGATGTCGAAGTTCTTTTCCTTGGTGGCAGACAGCTCTGCCAACTGATCCGCATATTTCTCGCGGATACGCGTCATCTCAATATCCATTTTTGAGGTAAGGTTCTGTACTTTGGCGTCGGCCGCTGCAAAGTCTGCGAATGCCTGTTCTGCCTGTTCGCGGGTGATACCGCTGACTACTGTTTTCTTTGTTCTTGCCATAATAAATGTTTTTATAGGGTTAATAATGTAATTTCTTTCTTCTGTCCCGGTTCTGCTTGCGCCAGCGCTCCTTGGCGGCTGCCGTCTTGACCGCAGTGTTATATCCATCCAATTCCCGGGAAAGGTTATCGTAGCGCACTTGCTCGGCACGGTAGTCGTCCATCAGATGCTCCAGTTCCGTGGGTGTCATGGCGCCCGCATGGGTCATCAGCCGGCTGTGGTAATCGCTGATGCGACCGGCGCTTGCATCCAACTTCCGGACGAGGTCTTTACGGCGTTCGATGTGCGTGTCATAGATTTGCATGATTTCTCCTCCGGTCTTTGATGTTGATGAAGTTCTGCACCACGGGACTGGAAGCAAGCTCAGTGCGGCTGTAATACACCAGTCCTGCCTTGCGGTAACCGGTGATGAGCCCCTTGCGCTGCCATGCGCCCAGTGTCTCACGGCTGCAGCCCACCAGTTCGGTGGCCGCCTTCTGTCCGATGAAGTCGGCACGGTTCGTGTCGGGCAGTTTCTGATATTCGGCGTTCCGGCGGCGTTCCTTCAGCAGTTCGTCCACAAAACCTTCCAGCTGATGCACCCGACGCTTCAGCGCCTCGAACTCCCGCAGGCTTACGGTCTGCTTCTCTTTCGGTGTCTTCTTCTCTGTGTCACAGGCTCCGGCGGCAAAGTCCGCCGCTGTCATGTTCTGTACATCCGGTATCAGTTCTTCCAGACCGATATGTCCGGCAGAAAACCGGGCGGCATCGCGGGCGGCGAAGAAAACCGCCTCGTCACGATTCTCTTCTGCAACTTCCATGACGTATTTCTGGAATACCTGCTGTTCGGTCATGCCGGCCTGCAATACCCCGGCCTGTACAAGACTGAGCCGGTCGGCTTTACGGGTCAATATTGCCACAGCCTGTCTGATTTCATTTTTCGTTCTCATATTGTTTCATTTTTCTGTTTCTTTTCCTCACGCTGCATCCAAGCTTCCAGCTGCTTCTTGGTATCCTGTAACTCCCACAGTTTCATGGAGGTAACATCCTTGCGTGCCTTACTGTATTTCCGAGCCCACATGTTGAGCTTCGCAACGTTCATCCGGTATTCATCTTCACTGTCACTGGTGAAACCCTGGTTCAGCTGTGGGATCAGGAACGACAGGCGATAAATATCGCGGAACACGCTTTTCGCTTCCGCCAGTTGCATTGCCCTTACCTTTTCATCCGGCGGGTTCAACCTTTCCAGCAGTTGCCGCGCTTCGTGCATCGTCAGTTCCCGGCTGCTTGCCGTACGTCCGGAAGTGAATTCATAGATGCATCCATGCCTGGCATCGTCATCCATACCGATGCGGTGGAAAGTGGCGTGCAGGGCTTTGAGCTGCTGTGACGTAATGGATTTATTTTTGGTCGTTTTCATAATAGGTCTGTCACTGAACATTAATAATCATTCATTACTTTCTCCCCAGTATCTCGCCGCCATTTCCGGCCAGATATCGAAGTGTCCCACAGGTCCGATAAAACGTCCTTTGCTGAAAGCGCGGTATCCTTCGACGTATATCTTCAGTGTGGCATCGAACATCACACTTTTACCGCTGCGTCCGGTGGGTAGTCGTCCGGTGGCATGGCTGATGAAGATAATCAGCTTGTTGCGGTGTTGCTCCTTGAATTCTATATATTGCCGATAGGTCATCTGTGTGTACTGGAAACTGTCGATAACCACAAAGTCAGGCGATTTCTGACGCTTCAACCGCAAACTGAGCTGCTCAATACTCTCGTTGTCGATTAGCAGAAAACGGCGGTTGACTTCCATCATGCCGAAGCGCCGGAGTGTGTCCTGCATGGTGAGACATGCTCCCTCTTCCATACTGTTGTAAGCCACACGTCCGAAACGGCAGAGGTACTTACAGAGCTGCATTACAAACGAGGTTTTGCCGTTACCGGAATTTCCCCAGACAAACCATACCCCGCGGCGTTCCGGTGTACCGAAAGCGTCATGCCACGCATCTTTGAAATCCAGCGTATCGAACTTCATCGAAAGCATTTCACGTACCCCTTTAGCATTTCGGTCAAAGGTTATCTTTTTCTCCTTTTCCCCTGCAGCATCTTCATGTCTTACATTCATTCTTCATCCCTCCCTTTCTGCTGTTCGGCACGCCGTTTTTGTGCATGAACTACACGTTTAACCCGGCGCAGGTCATTATCACAGGCCTCTACATCTTTCATTACACGCTTTATCTCGGCTTCGTTTGTCAGTCCGTTGGCCTGGCAGATGGCATATACATCATTACGGCTGGTAGCATTCAAATCGAAGAATTTGCGGCCTATACGGCTGTTGATTTCCTTATAGCCTTTCTTGTTGTAGCGCAGTCCGTTGTCCACGCGGCGCTTGATGTAGTCGGTGCTCATAAAGACAATGCCGGCACGCCCTTCGAGACGGTTGTAGATGCTGATGAAGTAGTTCAGCACGCAGTCTGTCAGCTTGTCGCCCTCATCAAAAATAAGCAGCGGGTTCTGCAGGAAACCAATCATGCCAAGAGCATAATCCAGCATGTCACGCAAATTGTTGGTGCTGTCAGTAGGCGCGCCTACCTGCTTGGCTATTTCCCGGACAAAATCACTGCGTCTCATGTCTTCCGAGCAAAGGATATAGAACACGTTACGGTGTGTACGGCGGAACTCTATGGCGGCGGTAGTCTTGCCGCATCCGGCATCGCCCACCATCCAGGTGACGTTCTTGTACATCTGGGCATCGGCCAGTACATAAGTGGCAAGGCGGTAATTGTCGCTCTCACAGATAGTCCAGTGCTCGAAGCTGAAACCGATCTGTGCGGCTATGCGGCTGAACATATCATCGGAAATACTTTCATACTTGGTGTTTAAAATCTGGCTTACCACAGCCGCGCTGACTCCCTGCAGGCTCTCGCTGGCGCGGTTACGGCTGGGAAAATTCTCACAGTAGCCCATCAGTGCATCGCGGATATTGTCTTTGTCTTGTCTGGTTAATCCTTTCATAGTTTGAATAGTATTTAATTGATTATTGATTATTGTTTAAAACCTGTCCAATGCCAGCTCATCCAGTGTCATATTGGAAAGTGCCTTGGTGTATTCCCCTACAGTGGAATAATCGGCTTCATTATAGATTTCGGTTTCCTCCTGTTTGCGTTTCTCCGGTAGGGAGAGAGGAACGGAAAGTTTACCATGATCATACCTTTCACGACATTCGTCCATTTTCTTCCTGCTGAGATTTTTAGGTTTCGGGGTGGAAAGGCCGAAAAGTTCGGCTGCAATACGCTCGTCAAGGTCAAACCGTTCGCCTTCCAGTTGGATGGCGGCCATGGTCTCCTTGTTGCGCTCAATGGTACGCCGCATGAAGCCGCTTTCCTCAGGAGTACGTTCCTGGGTGGCCCGACTGACAGAAACTTTTGGAGTGGCAGTGGCACTATACTTGGCACCGGTGGCGGTATTACGCCACAATTCCACGCGGGTCATGTCCATGGGATCATACATTACAGTGAATTCACGTCCGGTATTGCGGAGCGCCCAGGCTTCATCGCGCAGACCGTCGGCTGCATATACATCATAGTGGTATTGCTGTTTGTCAATCTCAAACCGCAGGCCATAATTGGTGTACGTTACAGCTTTGGGATGACACAGCCAGAACATCCTCATCATGTCGATTTCATTAACAGGCACAGCCTCGGGGTTCTCGCTCATACGATACATCTCCATGTGAGGAATACCGGTGGCGAAGTGCTTTTCCTCATTGTTCCATCGGTTACGGCATTCCTTGTAAATAGCCTTCAGCTCCTCGAGTGTGGGAAGCGCATAGGCATTCTCCTCTATGAATTCCAGGTTGGGCTTACTATTCAGTTTTTTGGTATTCACATTCTGTCCTGTGAAATGCCAAATGGCATGAAGAACCTGCGCCTGAAAACGGTAGAAAGCATTTTCGATCGTTTTGGATTGTCCGTTATAGGGCATCGTGGGGCGATGAAGTATCGTAAGACGTTGGAAGAAACCTGCTGCATCACCTTTCTTATGTCCGCCCTGGTTATCAGTCACAATCTCATAAGGACGGCTGCCGGAGACTTCAACGGCCATACGGTAAGCCCGGTACTGGCTGTCAAAATTCTCATTCGGGGATATGTCATACCCAAGCAAAGTCTCACTGTAAGCATCCATCACTTCATATACGCTGGTGGTACACATCTTTCCTTGTTCATTTTTGTAGTAGAGATTTAGTTTGGTACCATCGCCATACCATAATGCATCACGCATCTGCGGGAGGCTGGTCTTCATCAGACTGGCATACTTGGCTTTACACTTCTGCATGCCGTATACGGCCGCATACCACATCGGCATTACAGCCGGATCATTAAGATAGTTCTTTATGGTAGTAGGTGATTTGATGATATTCAACCCGTGTTCTACTGCCTGACGGTTATACTCATCGAAGATCTGCGCCTCGGTATAGCGGGGAACAATGCTTCGGCGAAGTTTCAGCAACAGACGGGCCACTTCGGGAACTACGACACGTGCCGCCTGGTTGCCCGTATTCTTGTTTACAAGGGCGATATATCCGGCCTTCTTGTAAGCGTTGAATTTCTCGCGGAGACGGGTTGCGGGCAGTGTATGCCCATATCGTTCGCGCAGCTTTTCACATGTACCTTGCACCGTTTCCCACACGATAGATTTACGGCTGTAACCGCACTTGCTATGCAAGGCTCCAGTCTCTTTCTCCACGCGGATCAGTTCATTCATCACCTCGGCATTCAGTACATATTCTGCCTGACGATCCAGTGAGATGGCGGGCCGGTAGGTCTTATAAAACTCTACAGCCTTACTGTCACTACGGATGATATTGCTCATTAGTTGTTCTTTCATTTCTTCCAAAGCATTGGGATAAAGTCTGTCGTATGCCTCACGAATAAGGGCGGGAAGACTGGTGTAGTCTATAAGGGCGTAGGAACCGGCTCCTTTTCCGGGACGTACAACTCGGAGTTTGCCTTCACGTACTTTTTTATCGTAGTTTGGTTTACTCAATATTCTTCCTTGCGAAACCAGTTCAGGAAAAGTGACACACCTTATTTTACCGTACATTTCCATAATCAGAAACTTTATACTTTTCAACATAGTGCAGGCCCCGGCATCGAACCGGGGTGATAGCCACCTCTTACAGGCTCTTTTCCTGCTCTTTACTGGGGATACTCATTGAAATACCGATTACTGCAGCCAATGCCACCATGATAAAGGCACTTGTATTGTCTCTCTCTGTTGCATCCACATTGCAACCCAGCCAGAAGCCGTAAATCAGACCTACGACAATAGCAATTTGTTGGATTTTTCTTAAAGTTTTCATATCCTATATCACTTATAAGGTTATTACTTTTTCATACGGATTATCTATCAATGTAACTTCATACATTTTACATCCATGATTCAGTGCATAAGCACGAAGAGTTTTCGCAAATGGTGAGTTCGTCTCAAAATTCAGTGCCGAACGCACAGTACGCGTAGTAGTAAAAAACTGTTTGGCAATGGCTTCTTGTTGTGAAGCGTCTGCCTTGATGAATCTTTCCTTTTCTGCCATTGTATTTCTGTTTATAAAGTTAATTCTGTATATTTGGAGCGTTTTCCATTTGGATAACGATGCAAAGCTATACATTTTGTAGACATACACCAAATGTTTTTGTAGAAAAATATACAATTTGTAGATTTTAAGATATTGATATGGATAAAAAAGGTATGTTAGATGCTATGATTACCCATTATACAAGTGGTAATAAGGCTAAATTTGCTCTACTATTAGGGGTTTCAGCACAAACTATTAGCGCTTGGGGAGCTCGTAATACGTTTGACTCCGAATTAATATATACAAAATGTATAGGTTTATCTCCGGATTGGCTCCTCACAGGTGAAGGGTCTATGCTCCGCACTGATGTTCCGCCAACTCCAGAGCCACTCCCCAGTATCAACCAAGAATATAAAGGTGCTCCTTATTATAATGTAGATTTCATAGGTGGTTTTGAGTTTGTTTCCAATGACCAGACGCAACTGCCGGACTATTATATAAACTATCCTCCATACAACAAACCGGGAGTAATGTGGTGTAACCTTACCGGACATTCCATGGAGCCAGAAATAAGCAATGGAGACGTAATAGCACTAAAAGAGGTTAGATCTCCCATAGAATACCTTCCTGCTGGAGAAATATATGGTATAATTACAGATGATTACCGTACGGTAAAACGCATTCGTCCGGGTGCTCAAAAAGGATTTGTACGTCTTATCCCGGCAAACAAGTCTCCAGAATTCTGCGAGCAGGAGATTCCAGTCGAGATGATTCGGCGAGTATTTGCCGTTTTAGGCAGCATCCGCAAGTTCTTTTAAAACAACAATCAATAATCAGTAACAATAATGAGAAATATATTTTCTTTTCTATTATTTTGTTTTCTAACAACATATTCTGCAGCTCAGAATAAAATGCCAGCACTGAATAATAAGCCTATATCTGCAGCAAGTGCATTAAGTAATAATAACAATGAGAAAAATACAACAACTTATTTTAGATTATGTGGAAATGGTTCATTTATGACACCAGATTTATTACATAATTATATTATCAAAACTTATGAAGATATTAGTGCTTCAACACTATATCATAATATTTACCTTACAGCAAATAAACTATACCGTTCGCCTAAAACGGCCATTAATGGAATTGAAAATAGTATGGTGCAAATAAATGGATATGAGGAAAATATTGTCAATAAAAATGGTAGAAATATTAGTATAGGTTATAGGTTTCAATTTGAATTTAAAGATGGAAAGATAAAAATCTCTGCACCCATAATAACAGATATTTGGGATGAAAAAATTAAATTAAATGACGTATCTAATTATATCAGAACATATTTATGGGAAACGTCTGCTATTAGGCAAATAGAACATTCATTAAATAATACATTGGCGATTATTTTGCTTAATGCAAGTAAAAAAGACGATTGGTAATAGAAGTCAGCGTTGAAGAATTTCTGGTAAAACCTGTTCATGTTTCCGGTTTTGCAAAGGATGTCCGATTTTTCTGTGACTGCAGTAAATTACTAATGGATTTTCAACAGGTTTACCTGAAGTATTACCACCTTGTGCCTCTTCAATTAAAGGAGCCATATAAGGAAACAGATGAGATATTCCAGGATGTGCCGGAGCGTACATAGTATAACGATGCATGTCCATCCATAGCCTCGTAATATCTAAAGGGGTTACGTCATCGGAGATATCTATTTCATTCGTATTGCATTGCCAATCAATAATACTATTGTCGTTTTCATCCACGACATCAAAAGCTATAATCAGCCGTTTTGCCATAATTTTGAATTTAATAGAAATAAGAAAACAACAAATTGGATAAATTTACTCGCTGGTATTGTTGGTATTATTGGCGCTTGGAAGGCCTACTCTTAGCTCGTTGACTTTTTCCAATATTTTAGTGTATAGTTCTCGATATCCTGCATCTTCGATGCCACTTATATATCCATTAATAGGTTCATATCCGTTTACTGCACAAAATAGGATTTCGAGTGCATGCTGATACCGTGGAAGTTCCTTGTGCGAATAGAGAACCTTGCGGATGATATTTCTTTTTATAATAGGAATATCTATTTTCATTACTAAATAATGCTCCCGGCACAATCACCGGGAGCGTTTCCATCAACAATCAATCAATTACCTTAAAATCTCCGTACGTTTAATTCCCTCAGACGGAGCACTGAATAGTGGGAACGTTCGTCTCTACCTTCAAAAACCATTGTGGCAGCAACAAGACTCGAACTTGTGACAAAAGAGCTGCACACATGTATCATCACGTATGCATATCTGCGCTCTACCAACTGAGCTATACTGCCAATTATTTATGACGCGCACGCGTTTATGACGCTAAAATAGCATTTGTTTTATAAATATCTACTATAAATCAAGTGCTTATAAAAGAGATACAACCGTATCACTTACCCAAATAACCATACTATCCCCCTACAAATGTTTATTTAAACGCCTAAAAACATAACTTAAAAGGAAACATCATATAAAATACATCTTTTTCTAATTGTTAAAATAGTATGCCTAAACCACATTACACAAGCTTATTACTTATGAAAAAAGTATGCCTTATCAGTATGCCTTATAGTATACCTAAACTCATTTTTAACATTTCACTCTATGGCTATTCATTGATGCCACTTTATCCGTTTGGACATATAAAAGAACTTATAAGACCATATTCTCTAAACGCCTTAAATAGTACATATTTTCTTTATAAATACTTCTATATAATTATTATTTAGAATATCTTTGCAAAAGAAATTTCTAAATAATGAATTTATGACTAAGGTAATTCACGTACATCTCATTTTTGAGAAGAAGGACTATTATTTCGGTAGTATCAGCGCCATCTACACCGTCCTAAATGATGCTCAAATAGGCATCAAAAAGAATTCTTTGCTTCATGCCGGCCTCACTGATGGTGGCGTTAAGATAACTCGTAGAGCTATAATCAAGCAGTCTCACCTTATTCGTAGCACCCAAGAGTAATCTCACACCAAATCGCACAGAAAAGGGCTAAATTGTGCCTCAAAAGCATCAATTCAACCCTTTGTGTTGCTCTAATATCGTTTTACTGTTTAGAACTTCATAGAAACTCTATTAAATTAGCTCATAATATAAGCAAATATAACAAAGCGTTTTGAGTATATAAAATCTGCATTTTGCGTTAAACCATTTATTTACAAGAACTTCAACAATATTCGGCAGTCTCCATTTACATACAAAGTGATTTATCCCCCTTAGATGAACTCCTTGATTTTGTCGGTCAGTATGCCGCCGGCATTATTTCCGGGTCCGGCAGGGTTCTGCTCCATCGGCGACAATTCGCCGGTGGCGGTAATCTTTACTTTCACGTCACCCATGACAGACTCCAGTTCGAGGCGGTAATATTCCTCTGCCGAAGTTACATAATGGTCTACATCGTCCACCCGGTAACCGGCATATTCAGAAGCGTCCAACGCCTGTTTCACCACAGCGGGCAATGCGGCATAGCTCATTTCGGTCTTGGTAAACAGCCAGTTGCCCGTCCCGTCAAACAGCAGTTCGCGCACTACCTTTCCATCCAGAATTTCCACTTCCGTCATGTTATCCTCACGGTCGATGTCCAGAATGCGGGCATTGGGGAAGTTCGCTTTCAGGAACGCGTCCACACCTGCGGCCGGAGCTACGGGGATGTAATCGCTGTAATCATAATCTTCGTCCATGTCGACCAGTTTTTTCACCAGTACGCCGTCCTTCGAATAATAAAGGTCGATTTCCGTTGCCACGCCGTCTACCGTATTCTTCACTTCAATCACATAGACATCTTCCAGGCCATTGCGCTGAATCCGTTCCACCTCGTCGACGGTCCATGCGGAGTACTCGCTCTCGCCGAAAGCGGTTTTCACTTCTGCGGGTAATTGGTCGAAAAGGATTTCACTGTCCGTCGTCATGTACCACCGGCCGGCATTGTCGAACCAGGCCGCATATTCGCCTGCTGCCGCACGGGTAGCCGCCATATTGAAATCCGCCACCACATACTCTCCTTTCACCGACCAGTTCACATCGGTAGCATTCGGATAGAGCTGAAACAAAGCAGCCTGCGCCTCGGCACTCACCTTACCGTTTTCCGGACCACCGACAACAGGTGCATCGTCATTACTGCAACTCCACAAACTCACAGCCATACAAACCATGGCAAACAAATGTTTTTTCATAATCATTCTTTTTTTCATTTATAAATTCAAGACACTGTTTTTCTCTTTACCATAAGAGGCTTCATTGATACAACCTCTTCTCATGCCACAAAAGTATCAGGCAAATCTGGAAAGAAACTGGAAAGACTGAAAAAACATCTCCCCTCACCCCGCACACCCCGGATTAGGCGGCGCTGCTTCCCGCACAATCGCAGCCGCATCGAAGCAGGGACACTCCTTTATCCACTCTTCGGGTTCTATCTCGCCGTTGCCGTTCAGGTCGGGACTGAGGTCGCGGTGACCGCAGAGGCGGCTGCCGGGATAATCGCGCAGCAACAGCATTACGAGCACCCGCAGGGAGTGTTTCTGAAAATCGGTGCGGGTATCGGCAGAATGTCCGTGCGCATCGAGTCCGCCTTCGTAGCAGATGCCCAAACTGTGGGCGTTGTAGCCGCGGACATGCGCACCGGGCTGTGTCATGGGACGGAGCGTCTTTATATCGCCGTTCCTGCGGATGTAATAGTGATAACCTGCGCCGGAGAAGCCCCGGCGCAGGTGGTCTGTTGTCAAGTCATGTTCGGTGTAGCTACGGTCACAGCGGGTAGCGGAACAGTGAATGACGATGAGGTTGATAAATCTCACTTTTATTAAGTATAAAGTTAAGTAACTTAAGAATTAAGTACGTAATTTACGTATGAAGTACAATCAGGCGGGCATTGCGTTCATGCCTAAAGCGCCTAAAACAGCCGAAGCTACGGCGATTACGATTTTAAGGAGCTTGTCCCACCAGTTTGATTTTGTTGCCATAAGATTTAAATTAAGGGTTAGGTTAAAAACTATGATAAGGGCGTGCCCGAATGCTGTTCCGCATAAAAAAGGAAAACGGGATGAAAAGAAATCCGGGAAATCAGCAGGAAACCGACTATCCGAGCGGATTCTCCTCTTCGCCGCTATTGCCGCCGCTACCACCGGAAGAACTGTCGTCCGCAGGCTTGTCCAGCGAGAAAGCCACATTTGCCGGGCTGCGGGTGGCAGCCGTACTGCCGTTCACAAGCTTCAGCTCCTTGTCGGGCACAAAGCGGATATTCACTTTGGAGATATTCCTCACCGTGCAGTCTTCCGACTTCTCCACACCCGGACAGCAGAACGTCATGTGAAGCGTGCCGAGCTGGTTCAGCTTCACCTTGTCGCCGTTGGCAAGGTTCGCCTGAATCTCTTCCACAAGAGCCTCTATCACGTGCTTCACATCGCCTTTTGTCATGGCGCAGTTCTTCTGAATACTGGCGGCGAGGACATCGATATCCACCGTTCCGCACGTTTTGGGTTTCTGACGGAGATAATACAACATGGGAGAGCTTTTATCGCTCACGATTCTACGACGCTGAAAGCGTTCTACAAGTACATCCATAAAAATAAAGTTTAGGTTTAGATTTAAAAAACAGTAAATAAAATTCTTAAAAGAAAAAGCCCGGGCCACACAACAAACAAAAGATTTAAGGCGCCTTATCCAATAATTATTTCCCTTCTCGAGCACATTACAAAGATACGAAATCAGAGAGGCAAAGTCAAGTATTTTGCCATTTATTTTCCAGTAAAAGCGAAGTTTTTTTCTAACAGGAAGAGCGTGCGTTTCTCGCCATCCACTCCAGTGTGGGTTCGTACTCGCCAATCTTCGTCAGCGTGGGGTTATGCCCGAAATATACATCTCCCGTCTCACCGTTGCGGTGCTTGGCAAGAATCACCATGCCCAACCCTTCGGAAGGGAATTTGCTCTTGCGCTCGGACGTCAGTCCGTACAGTGCGGGACGATAGAGCAACATCACCACATCGGCATCCTGCTCGATGGCGCCGCTCTCTCTGAGGTCGCTCAGTGCAGGCCGCTTGTCGGCACGCATCTCGCACTCACGGTTCAACTGGCAAAGCAGGATAACGGGAATATCCAGCTCCTTGGCTATCAGCTTTGCCTTGCGGCTCGCTTCCGCCACTTCCTGCTCACGGTTGCGGTTCTTCTGTTCCGACTTCATATCGCAGAGTTGCAGATAGTCGATAATCAGCAGGTCGCAATGCCCCTTGCTCTTTTGCAGCAGAGCCGACGAGCGGATATGGTCCATGCTCGCCTTCGGGTTGTCGTCCACATACACAGGCAGGCACGACAGTTGCCGGGCGGCTTCCAGAGCCTGTTGCTGCTCGTCGGCGCTGAGTTGCCCGCTTTTGAGGTGTCCGGCATCCAGCGAGGCAGCCTGTGCGCAGAGCCAGCGGTCGCCCAGCCTTTCGCCCTGCATTTCGAGGCTGTTCACCAACACCTGCTTCCCGGCACGTCCCGCCGCCAGTGCCAGATGCAGGGCAAAGGCGGTCTTGCCCACCGAAGGACGGGCGGCTATGATGTGCAGATCGCCCCGCTGCCAGCCGGCAGTGAGCCTGTCGAGGTCGCGCAGGCCGGTGGGAATGCCGGTGATGCCGTCGCGGTTGTTCGCCACCCTGCCGTCCATTTGCCTAAGGGTATCCAGCATCAGGCGGTCCATGTCGCGCAGGCAGCCGGCAAAGTCGGTTTTACCTTCCAGGTGTTCGATAAGCTGATGCAGTCCGGCCAGGGCATCGCCCAAATCCACCGACTCATCGGCGGCTACGGCAAGCAGACGATGCAGGCCGCTAATCATCTCGCGCCGGATATACATGCCGCGCAAGATAAGCGCATGATACTCCAGGTGGGCGGACGATGCCACCCTGCCCAACAGACGCGCCAGTTCGAAGGCGCCGCCCACGAACTCCAGTTTGCCACGGGCGGCAAGCTCGGCACGCACCGTAATGATGTCTATCGCCTTGCCCGCGCGGTGCATGGCAAGCAGAGCGGCAAAGATTTCGCCATACTTCGCTTCGTAAAACATTTCGGGGCACAGCTTCCCGCTTACAAGCACCATAGCGGTACTTTCGGCGAGACAAGCGCCTAAGATTACCGACTCCAGGTCGGCATCATGAGGATTGAGGATTTCTGCCATAAGGGTAAAAGGGCGATTAATTGACAAATTCGTTTTCAAAGATTCTATATTCCAGATATTTGGCAGCCTGGTAGCAGAAATGCGTATTGTTCAGGCTGAAATAATAATCTTCCACTTTCCGGTAGGCAAGTTCGCGCTCGCGGGTGGAAAGTTTTTTCCAAAGGGCGCGGACATAGCTGCCGTTCTCCACCGGCAGGTGGGTGGTGCGGCCGTAATAGGCAAGAAACTCCTTCAGCGACTCTTCGAAAGCGGCGGAGGATTTCGACTTGGCGGCAACGGGGGCGGCAGCGGCGGAAAAGCTGCCGGCAGCGTTCATAACCTTCCCAATGGATGCCGGCTGTCCCGTCCAGGCATCATAGCCGGGCACATGGATGTGGCTGGGGCAACAGCCCGGCACGCGCTCGATAAGTCCTGCAGCGAAGCACCGGTCGAAAAAGCGCCGGGTACGCGCCCTTGTCCAGCCGAATATGTCCGCCCAGCCCATAAAAGTGATGACGGACTCTCCACGGGCACACTGCACCCCGGCTCCGTTGCAGAATACTACGGCAGGCTTGAAGTTGACGTTTGTCAGCACCCGCAGGAAGGCTTCTTCCTCGCAGCATGCCGCACCTTTTTTCTCGCAAATCTCTTGTAGCAATGCACGCGAAACCATGACATAGCCCATTCTAAGCAAATTGTTTTTCATACTAAAGTTACAGATAAATATTGATAAATGTCGAAACCGGAAAACGACCGCTCCGGCGGTCACGGCACATGCCTTTACGTCAACCGGTTATGCACGCGCGGCGGCCATGCTTCCGGCCACGCAGCGTACACAATATAATTCAATAGAAGATAAAATATACTATCGTATATCTACGGCGTAGCGGTACGGAACGGCGACGCAGAGCGGCAGAACCGATGATGCGTTCCACCCCTACGGATGATGTATACGAGTGTAACAGACGATGTGTCCGCCCCTGACAGACGATGTGTTTTCATTGATTTCATTATTCTTTCTAATTGTTTAAAATTTATACCACACCGCCCGGAAGCGTTTCACTGCCCCAATGCACGATGAATACACAAAAATATCAAATAACGAAGAGGCATGAAAAGTAAATATTTACACGTAAAATCATGTAAATATTTACTTTACAAACAATTAGAAAGGAAAGTACGTATTTTATTTCACTGAATTAATGGTTGTGAAACAGAGACTCCGGTGGTGAGAAAAATACATAGAATTAAAGATACCCAGTTTGCTGGAAATAGTTTTTATTTACAAATTAAGCCCCTCATTGAAATTATTCATAAATTCTATTGGAATTGTTTCTCTAATCCGTTCTATATTTTGCACTTTACCCTGTACAAAATTGTGATTTTCATATATATTTTTTACAAACTCATTGCAATTCACCCGATATAATATTTTACCTACTCCTGCTGTTAGTTTTAATATTCCTATATTATTAGGTTTAGGAGATAAAAACTTAATTCTACCTTCACTCTCCCAAGCTCCTTGCTCTTCATTCCTTTCCCATACCAACTCGGTACTTCCATTTGATTTAGCAAGATAACCAAGCAATCTGTAATATTCCTGTTCATTAGCAAATTGCATTTGTCCAATTGATCCAAAACTTTGTTTATACATAATATTTACGCTGCATTATAAAATTGAACTAATTTCTTTTTTATCTCTACAAAAGTCAGGTTTGTACTTAAATCAGTTGCCAATCCTGTATTGATAACATATACAAATGATTCTTTTCGATAATACTTATCACCAACAAGTTGCAATGAGTTCTCAATAGTATCGGCTTTTGCTAATAGACAAACCAATTGATAGTCCTTGTTTATCTGTTGAGTTTTATTATTTGGGTGAGCCTTTGTATTGTGTTGGGTTGCAGTCAATAATATCAGATTTTCGACATAATGAGCAATCTGAGGAAATTGCGCTTTAGGAAATATATGATGTACTTGCGTAGCTTCACCATTTCCCCAACTATCTTTAACCTCGCTATCTGAATGAATTTTGCGAATCAGAGCTATTGCCTTTTGGACATAATATGTATTAATAGCTTCTTGCCTTTCTTTAATTTCTGGATTCAATGCCTCCTGCCGTGTTACAGTTTTATCTTTGTCTATATCTCTCCAATTCTTTTTGTTGTACATTAAATCAGAGTAATATGTCAATTTTCCACTACTACCACGAAGATGATGTTCTACAGCAAACACATTTACTACTTTATGAAACATACGTCTTATATCTAACCGTGAATGTGTCGGAGTATTACCATTTATAAACCTATAATAACGGTCATACAACACCTCTCTAGCTGCAATAGGATTAGAAACACTTTCTTTCGTATACTCATCGAAGAATTTACTGAATCCACTATCTGACATAACTTTCATGAAATAACAATATAGGAAGTTATATGCGTTACGGTCTTTTCTTGAAATGTAATCCAACAAATCTTCATTGGCAACAGAAAAAGTAAGTGCACTATTGATCTTTTCAACATTCAGAACATGCGCATATGCCAAAAGCTTTAATGGCTGTGAAAGAACTTTGTTGTATTCATTATAAGCTTTCTTATCATTAGCCCAAGGTTTATTAAATATCACTCTTGAATTTTGAATAAAGTATTCGGTTTCCCATACATCATTAATAACAAACACTGGCTTAGTGGCAATCATATTCATTACGCAATCAGCCATAAAGCATACAATATCTGGAGTACACTTTTGATCTACATACCTCGCATTATGAGATTTTCGTACATCCAAATCGAATTGGCTAAGATATTCATTTATAACTTCTCTCATACTCGTTGAGATTTAAGTTTTCCAAAAAAGAAAACGGAATTATTGTCAATATTAAGTGAACGTGTTCCTAAATTACGCGCAATCGCATAAAATTTGGTAAAACTATCCGTTGCGTAAAATGCCAAATCTGTTTTAGTGATTGAATCACCAGCATTTGCAAGCGTGAGAATTGCTACAGAACCATCAGCTATGCACCCTTTCGGCAAGAAACAAGCACGTGGATTATATGTAAGATTAGGTAATAAGATACAATTCGCCTGATTCAAATACTTTGCAACATCCAAACCTTCTATGTCATCAATATAACTATCATATTCGGGGATATTGATTATCTCGTTATCTCCAATATTACGTGATTTGAGAACACGAATTTTCCCATTGCTCTTCGTTATGGATTTTGTTATAACCCTATCTCTATATGCCTTAAAGACATTAAAATCCATCTTATTTGCGACCTTATCAAATTCATCATTACGATAAATCAACCAATAGGGAAATTTATCATCCATCAAATATGTTTGCTGGTGTTCATCTACACTATTCGTAATATAAGATTCAACAATTGTATTTTTCGGTTTTTTCCGAGTATCAAGAATAAAGCAAATTGTTTCAATTTTCACCCCCTTAAATCCCTTTTCTCCGAAATCTATGATATGCGACAATCTCTTTTCTTTCATTAATAAACGTGTCGTATTAAATTCGGGAGCATTTATAAGACTTTTAGGCACAACCAATGATACAATATTACCTATTCTCATAGCTTTCTCTATGAAAAATGAAAATATATTATTAGTATCCTTATTGTAAGATTCTGATTTGTAAAGAGAAAGCAATTCTTTTTCTTTTGTCAGCTTTTTATATGGCGGATTACCTACAACAATGTCATACTTCTTATTAAATTGATACAACAAAAAATCTGCATGTATGTAATTTATATGTACGTTAGATGGTATATTTATCTTGCCTACCAATTCTTTCAGAATTTCAATGCTTACAGAATCAATATCAACCACGTCAATATTTACAATAGGAATATTTGAATACTTTTGTATTAATGTCGGCAAAAAATTGCCCACGCCAATGGACGGTTCCAAGATATTTAATTCCGTATAATCCTTTGCTTCGGGCAGATTCTTAACAATAGAGAAACAAATGTCTTGTCTTGTGTAATATGCTGCATTATCCTCTCTTTGTGCATTTGCCAATTCTGCAATTTTTGATAAATCCGCAAAGCTATGATAATTGGAAGTTTTAATATAGTCCAGCAAATATGACGGATTTGTTAATTGTTTTTTTTCGATCAGTACTTTAATGTCCTGTTCTGACAAGATCGGTTTACATAAAACTTTCCGTATTTTATGTGCAATTTGTCGAAATATAACAGTTGGAACAGCTTCTCCTAAGTTTTGGCGAATATTTATTTCTTCTTTCTTCAAAAACTCTCGTTTTTGTTTCTCGGATAAAGCATTCAAATCTTTAAATGATATATCAGACCATGCAAAAGACGAGGGAACCGACATCATAAGCATTATTTCCCTAATACTGAAAACACGATTGTCAGTAGGATGTACTGTATTCTGGCTCGCCATAATATCATTACGCGTGTGAATACAAGGAGCTACCTTATCCCAACATTGCCGAGTATATTTATCTCCATTTTTCCGGGCATTATATACAACAACACCATCTTTAACTGTATGCGGAATTTTTGATATATCGGTATTGTCAAAAGCAGATTGCCCTTCCTTAATATCGGCAATCCATGCTTCCATATGCGAAGAGTATCGTCGGAAATTATGGTATATATCATCAGGTGATATTTCTCCCATTTTTGTTAAAGACGGAAGATGTCCTATAACCTGACGCAATGTTCTTTCAGGTTGTTTATTTGGATATAAATCAAAAGGTGTAATCTCTTTCAAATCTTTCCTAACTCCGACTACAAGAGTTCGTGTACGACTGGATGGATTGCCATAATCCTTAAAATTAAGAACTTGATACGAAATATTATAAATTCCTGATAAATTACTGTTTATGGCCTCTTTTATCGACTTGTCTTGACCATCAATATCAGTACAAACCGAACTTAAAAACGCACGAACATTCTCATAAATAAAAAATTTAGGTTTGATTTGTTGTGTCATTTTTATTGACTCTACAACCAATGAGTTACGTTTTAGCTCGTCTTTCTTTTTATGGTTGGCTACAGACATGCCTTGACACGGTGGAGTGGCAATAAGCACATCAAGATCTGTAACATTAAGTGCGCTTTTCCAAAGAGTAAGTTCATTAAAAACTTTATCTTTGGTTTCCTGTAAGGTCATATCACCACAAATATAACCACTCTTATACGCACACTTGTGATTATATGATTGTATTTTTAATCGTCGCTCTAACAATTCTACTGTTGCAATACAGTAGAACCCCTCTTCTTTGAATCCATAACAGCCAACCCCTGCACTACTAAATAGGCTGATATAGGTTTTAAGACCATAAACTGATTTAGCTTCAGATAATACAGCCGAAGCTAAATCTGAATCCATCATATCATATTTTACTTTAGCCATATTATATATCTTGTTTCAATGTTTCAACTACTAACAGCAATGCTTTAGATGCTACTTTTTGGTCATTAGATACCACAGCTGACACTTTGTCTGCAAGCCATAAAGTTAATAAATGTTCGGCATTGACATGAAGCATTTTTGACAAAATAGTAATTTGTTCTTTTTTTGCTTTTCTTTCGCCTTTCTCTATTTTGCAATATGTAGCTGTATCGATATCTAAAGCTGCAGCAATTTGCCGCTGCGGTATCTGATTTTGAATACGAAGTTCTTTTATACGTTCTGAAAACATTTATTTTACCCTTTAGCGTCTTGACATTATTTGGCAAAATTACGACTTTTATTTTGTTTATGCACTAAATTTGAGCCAATAATTTGATTGGCTTAAATTTAGTGATTGTGGTACAGCTAATTATTCATCTATTTTCTTTAAATACCCCTACTTTCCTTTACTATTGCATGGACTGCCATATGTTCTACCTTTACTCCTCAAACTATTTCTTGAGGGTAACTACATATTATCTTACAGCAAATGAAGGTGTGTCGTAATGCACGATGCACCTCTTTTTTGTTCATCACTATACAAATCTGTTCATTTTCTTTAAGCTGCGATAATTCGAAGATTTCTTTGATTTATGT